GCGAGGTCGAAAGCCCACGAGGACGTTGCGAGCGTGCCGTCGCCCCGGTCAAAGTTCTCAATATCGTTTGTCACCGATCCCCAAATGCGTTGCGGCTCATACGAGGAACCGCCGTAGATGACGCGCTGTTGAAACGAGGTGACAGCTCGAGGATAGCCTCGCACGCCGGACCATGCCGCCTCAGACCAATATTGCGTGGCCGAGGTGTCCACTTGAGGGGTGATGTTCGTCGCCGTCGCGGTGTAAGCGTCCGTTACCGCCGTGATGTTCACCACGTTATTCTTGAAGGCGTCCACCACTTCGAAGACCACTCGTGGCGTTGTTGCAAGCGTGATGACCGGGCTATGCGTGGAGGGGTCGGACCAATTGCTGATGACTACCCGGTAAGTGCCAGGAGCTACCGCCGTGCCCGTCACGTCGCTGTTGCGGTCAAAGCGGCCCGCAATGGTGCGCACGTTCTCCCACGTCCCGCCTCCGTCAAAAGACCGTTCAAGGGCAATGTCGGCAGACCATACGCCGTAGGTGTGAAGCTCCCATTTACCTAGCGCCTCAAGGGTTGAGCTTGTCGCGTTGCCGGTGATGTCCGTCGAAACGAAATTGCTGCTTTTCAAGTAAGCCAGTTGCCACGTAGAGCCGACGTGTCCGCTCTGGAAGATCGTCGCCACCTCCCATTTGCCCGCCGCCAAGTCCCCGGCAAACGTGGCGCCCGCGACGTGCGTCACCACGCAGTTGTAAATGACGCTGCTAACCTCCACCGAGTTATTCACTTGGTAGTAATGGCCCGTTGCCCATGCCGGTGCCGCTGCCGTCAGCGTGGCCACGCCCGCCGTCGTGTTGTTCGTGATCGTCGTGTTTGTCGTGTTCTGATCGAGCAGCGCCGGGGTCAAGAAATTGACCGGCTCCATCGTCCAGTTGGTGTCGGCAAACCGCGTGAGCTTGTAAGGCGGGTAATTGGGATGCGTCAAATAGACGACATCGTTGATCTGACACGGCGTCACCTGAAAAACCTCGGCGTCCCACGTACTCCCGTTCACGCCAGAATAAGGCGTTACCACCTCGTAGGGCACGCCCGCCGACATGACCTGCTGCTGGTTGGAGTAAAATCGTATGTATTGGTCGCCAAACTCCAAGATGAACGAGGTTGCTGGCGAAAACTGAAATCTCATCAGCCGTACGACGTGATCGGGGTCTTGGTACTTTGCAGGCGCAATGTAGCGCGTCCCCGGCCTGCGCGTGGCTCCGCCCTGCTTGAGCACCACCATGTTTTGAAGCTGTCGGCAAGCGTGCCGGTACTTCGGGTTGTCCACGCGAGCATCAAGGAGCGGGGACCATTCGCCCGCGCTCCAACTGAGTTGGTTTTCGATGCTCTTTGTCATCCTTCGTTTGTGCTGTAGTAGCGGGAAGCGATCAACCGGGAATTAGCCACCGGGGAGAACCGGCGCGGCTTGCGCTCACCGGCATCCTTGATGCGGGCTTGCGTCAGCGCCTTGTGGTAAAACGTCATCATCTTGTCCGCGATGGCCGTGTCGTCTTGCCGCAGCGTCGTCGCCAGTTTTGACGCCAGCATAAACACGAGGGCCGACATGAACAACGAATCGTAGAGCGTGGTGTCCTCGACGTATGCCACGTACTTGATGACCGCTTGCGTGTCGTTCGTGTAGAGCTTGTTCCCCATGATCTCGTATTGCACCTCCGCTTGATAGCAGAATTGCTCATTGATCGACGAGAGCAGCACAAAGTCAGACGGCAGCGCGTACTCAAACGCCCACCCCGATGCGTAGGTTGACCCTGGCGCTGCAATGGTGCCGAAAGGGTCGGGGTTAAACGTGTCCGTCTCAAACCAATAGCCCGCCGTCAAATCGTTGGTGAAGCTGTTTGTGGACGTGTTGGCAATGAGCGCCTGATAGAGATAGTTCCCATACGTCACAAACTGATTCGCCGTGTATGGGGTATTCGGTGCCCACGCGGTCGTTCCCGGCGGCAGATTGCTGGCATTGATCGGGTCTTGGGGAACCGGAGCCAGCACAACGGCTTTTGTGAGGCAGTTCCAATTGTGCGCCCGCGCCACTTCCAGAATGGCCAATTGCAGGTTGGTATTGCAGGCAATAGCCGACGTGTTCGTGGTGTCGTCAAGGCTGTTGATCGATTGCGCCCCCACCTTGGCAAGCGCCATGTTGCAGAGATCGACGGGTGAAAGAGTGGAGGCCATGTTGAAAAAGAAAACCCCGCAGACGCGCCATTAAGCCACGCTGCGGGGAACCATGAGTTCTAGCCTTAGCGGTTATCGGTAACGCGGAGACGGAAGGTCAGCAGCTTGCCTGCGACCGGAGTATTCAGCGTCAGGATTTTCGCCTGCACCCACACCGGGTCATCGGTGATCGACGCCGGGGCGTTGAGCACGGTGCCGCCAGTGAACGAGATCGAGGTCGTCGTGGTGTTAGCCGCGACGTTCACCGAGCCCGAATAACGGGACGCATCCGCCGAGACGGTGGCGCCCACGGTGTCCGTGTCGCCGACGCTGATCGTGGCCGTGGTAGCGATACCATTGCCGACAACCACCGACTCGGGATGCACGATAGCACCTTGGCCGAGCAGGGCGATTTGGATGATGTCGTTGACCGCCTCGTTGCCGGTCATCGTGTAAACCGCCGTGATGATGGACGTGGTGCCCAACTCAAGGACCGGATCGTTGAACCCGCCGGGCTGAGTGGTAAGACCACCCGTGCCGCCGGGGAAGTTAGCGCCGGTCTGCTGGGCCGTAGCGATGTTGGTTTGAAACGTAGCCATGTTAGTTATCCTTAGTTAAGGGTTGTGGGTGACGATTAGACCGACTCATCGCACGCGATGGAAACCACGCCCTGCTCTTCAAGGCGGGTGGCATCCGCAAGGATGACCGTGCGCACCTGAATGGCGTGGGACTGATCTGCCAGGATGTCGATGTGGGTCTTCTGGTCTTCGCCGACGCCCATCAGGAGGAACTCCTTCTGGTACGCGATGCACGAACGGACGTTCGAAGTGATCGGGAGGAGCTGAGTGCGGACGAACCGGAAACCCATGAACTCTTCGACGCGGCCCTTGTAGAGGGCGCGGACCTCATTGTAAAGGACCGAATTCACCTGATCAACGTTGGTCAGCAGGTTATTGAGCTGCTTGGCCGAATAAACGAGGACGCGGCCCATCTCGTCAACATCGTTGCTGTCCATGATGTAGCTCGTGTTCGTGAGCTTCGCCAAAGTCAGGCCGGTGTTGGCACCGCCGCCGAGGTTCACCGCCACCTGCTGCGCGGAGGGCAGCGTGGTGGCCGTGGTGCCTTGGGCGCCAGTGTAGTTGGTGCCGAGGGCGGCGTTGATGAGCAGCACGTCCTTGAGACGGTCCACCGCAATGGCGTGATTGCGCGCCGTGGGGGACTGAGGGTCAGGGAGTTGGCCGAGGAGGATGTGATCGTGCTCGTCAATCCAAGTCGTCTTGTCGTAGGGGCGCGGACGCACCCAACGGAAGAACGTCGGAATATCGGAGGGCTCGGTCTTTTGGGCGCGGGCGGTCTTCTGGCGCATCGCGTAGGATTGCGCGCCGATCTGGTCAAATCGCTTTTGGTTGCCAGCGATGTTATTGTCGAGCACGTACATGCCAGCCAGACGATGCTGCGTCTGTTGGGCCATGATCTCGCGCCAGTTATTGTCGAACGCCGTCTCGTAATGAGGAGGCAGGGAAAAAACACCTGAGGACATGTGATTGAGTGGATTTGTCGGACGTTTCTAACGCGCCACGAGATTCCGATTGTCCTGAGAGGGTCGGCACTCGCTGCTCTTGATTGCCGAGTGGTGATATGGGTCGGCTTGCGCCGGGTATCCTCTGCCGCTCTGAAACGACTAATAGAGCACGGAATCTGACAGTCAAGCAGACTTTGCTTGGGCGGCGATGATCTGTTTCATAGCCACCTCGGCATCAAAGACAAACCGCCCGTCGTGCTTCAACTGAATGGAAGTATCGACGTGAATCTTGTACCCGGCCTCGCGGGCGTAACGGCACCACCAGAAGTCTTCCGTCAGGAAGCGCCGTTTCCCGTTCTCTACGACGACGCCCATGTTGAAGATATTCCACGCGGTGCCCCGGCTTGTCTTCGGGGTGTCCAGGTCGTCGTAATCGTCGTATTCCAGCTCGGGGTGCGCGCCGACTACCTTTTTCAAGGCTTCCACGCTGATGGCCATGAAGTCTGTCCCCGTCTCGTGAACCTCAAGCAGCCCGGTCACGGGGTCTTGCACGCGAGTCCGGTCGGGCTGATTCAAGCAGAGCCGGTACGGGAACTTCTTGAGCAGGTACATGCCGCCAACGACGGCGACGGAGGGATCGCGCTCAAAATGGCTGAGAACCTTGACGACGTGCTTTTGAGTGAACCCAATGTCCGACGCGATGAACAGCAGCACGTCATAGCCGTCTTTGATGGCCTTGGCCGCTCCGATGTCGCGGGCGTGGGTAATGCCGCACCCGCCCACCTCGTACCACGAGAACTCCCAACCGGGGACGCGATACAGCGCAAGCTCACCGTAGCCCTTGCGGAATAGCCCCGACTCGCCGTGGTGGAGTGGGGTGCAAATCAATACGGATCTGGTTTTCATTCGGTGACGATGCCCACGATGTCGCGTTCCCGCATGAGATGAACCGTCTTGCCGTCCACGGTGAACGGGTCGCCAGCATATTCCGAAATCATCACAACGTCCGTTGGTTTTACCGTGGCAACCTCGCGGCCCACGGCGAGCACTTTGGCCCGGTGGAATGTCTGGTTTTTCGTGCTCTTGGTAACGTCGGGAATGTAAAGCAATCCCACCTTGCCGGGAGCCTCAATGTGCTCGACGGCGATCATGTCGCGGAGTGGTTTAATCATCGGCGGGTAAGGGAGCCCGTGCGGGCAATTTTAGCGCGGGCGGCTTCGGCAAGCAGGCTGTTGACCTTCTGCTTTACCGCTTTGTTTTGCGGGTGACCGCCGTTCCAGTAGATGGCGTTCTCCGGGTTTGATTTGTTGTGGATGATGTCCTCGGCTCGCTGCTGGTCCGTCATGGCGTCGGCGGGCTTGTTGGCGTCCCCGGTGATGAGCTTGGGTTCTCCGATGGCCACGCCTACCTTTTGGAGCGCCAGGATAACATCGGCGTTCTTGAAGATGGGGTTTGTCTCCGGGTCGATGCCAAACGTCCGGGCGGTGCGCGTTGCCAACTCCATGCCCTTGTCAAACGGGACATTGGCGCGGGCAAACTCGTCCTTGATCTTGGTTTCCTGCGCGGCGAAGAACTGCGCCTCGTAATTGGCCTGCGCCGCAAGCTGTTCCTTGGCGATGGCCACTTGGGACGCAACCAGTTCCTTTGCCGCTGACGGGGGCACGTTGTACTTGTGCATGATTGCCGCCGCCGATTCCGCAGCCTTTGGATTCCACGCGGTATCCGGCAGGTCGGCAGGCTTGGCAATGCCGTAGCCATCGGGCTTTTCGGGGACGCCATTGATGGACCGCATCAGGTCGTTGCGAGCTTTGACGACATCGGGCGGAGCGTTTTCGGGGAGCGGGCCGAGTCCCTTTTTACCCGCCAGCGTCTCGAGGTGCGCCATTTTGGTGAACACGTCGTTCACCGTGGCGTGATTCTTGAGACTGCCCGAAAGGTGTTTCAGGTGATCAGGCATCCGCTCATAGGAAGCCGGGTTCACCGTGCCGTCAGATTTCAGCCAATCGGAGTACCATGGGGCGGTATTGATGGCGGTGGCACCGCTGGGGGCGGTTGCTGCCCCGCTGGCAGGCGTGGACGCTTGGGGCGTAGCTTGACCACCGTCAGGCGCAGCAGGGGCCGGGGTTGCGACGGAACCGCCGCTGGCGCCCCCGCTGGTAGTGGACGTAATGTCGGCGGCGAGGAGGGGGAAGAATCGGTAATGCATGGCTTAGTCTTGGGCTTCGTTTTCATTTTGTGCGCCGACTACCTCGGTTGCGAGGAAGGTCAGATGGGTGGCGCGGGTGGCAACGTAGCCCCGTTTGTCCTCGGTGATGCGCTCGATTTGTTCAATCTGGCCGGTCATCGGGTTTTCCCCGAGTTCCTTTTCGCGGCGCAGGCAATGTTTCCGCACGGGCTGGCCGCTCTTGTCCATTTGCACGCCATAGCGGGCGTAGAACTCTTGGAGCCGGTAGGTGTGATACCACTCCACCACTTCCGGGGTCTTGTCGCCGAGCGCCTTGGTGCCCTTGGGCTTGGGCGGCTCGTTCCGGGCGGGTTCGTCCTGCTCGCGGCCAGCGATGGAGAACGACTTGATCGCCGCCTTGGTGCGGTTGCCCTCGGTGTCTTCGTTCACGGCGCGAATGATCTGCTCGCGGAATTTGATGTCCGCGTTGTCGTCGGCAAATTCAAGGTGGCCGGTTTCCTCGTCGAATCGGGCAAGGACGGTGGCCTTGCCTTTTCGGTTTTGCACTACGGTGCCGTCTTCAAGAAGTTCAAAGGCGGGTTTAGCGGTGGCTTCTGTGCTCATGGTTTTTGTACTGTCGGGCCTGTGGTTTTTTTGTTCTCAGACTTGCGCGCCAACTCTAGCTGGCGCTCGATGATGAGATATTGCGTGCGCGCCCCGTCGATGTGGGCGGCGCGGATGGGGTCAAATCGGCCTTCCTTATCGCAAAGGAAGATGGGCGTGTCTTGGCCCGCGCATTTGCGGATGTGCTCAAGGACGAGCTTCTGATCGGATGACCTCCGACCGGGTTGACCAAAAACGGACTGGAAGGCGAGCGCGAGGCGCTTGGCCTTACTTACGGTCTCGATTGAGACCTCTGGGGATTCCATGTGTCATGGTAATGCTTTGAGATCTGATGCCAGAGCTGGCTTGTTATGGTTCACTGGCCTTCGCCAAGAAGGGATTCAGTAACGGAGTCTTTAAGGGCTTGCGGGGACTTTTCAAGGTCTTTCCCCGCTTTAGCGGCACCTTGAGCAAGGCCGATGGCCTGTTGTGCGGCAGCTTGCTGGGCACGGGCTGCACGGATAGCCTGCACGTTCTTGACGGGGCGGAGCACGTCGGGCGGGATGCCGTAGTTCCGCGACAGGTCGCGCACCATCACGTCCATGTCAAAGTTGTCGAATACTTCGGGCTTGGCCTGCGCCAGCGGTTGCAGCACGGAAAGCGTGTTCATCATGCCCTGATTCTGGAGCGCCTTTAGCGCCAGCGAAATGCGGGAAGTGATGGCGATTTCCGGCATGGCAAGTTGCGCCGTCCGTCCATCGGCGGAAGGAACCATGAGCGAGGCGGGGGCGGGGCCGAATTTGCCGAGACGGTAAAGAATGGCGAATGACCGCTTCATCAGCGGATTCAGGAACTCCGTCACGCGCCGGTCAAAGACGGGAGTGAACTGTTCCAGCTTCTCGCCCACGCGCTGCGCGATCTCGTAGGCCGTCATCTTCTTGTCCGATAGCTGCTGGAGCATCGTGAACATGTC